TGCATGCGTCCGTGCGCTCTTTCTTGGAGCTTGGCTCCTGTTTGGTAGGATTCATCAATAGCCTCTCGTTTCGTGTGTGTGGTTGGTAGCTGCTACACGAGGCGGGGGGCTTATTCTTTGGCCCCTGGCGCTTCCGGGTTCGGCCCGGCAAACAAAACTCCAATCATAAGGGTTGACTATAACAACAAAACTTGTTATAGTCAACTCGAATTAGTTTTCATCAGCGTGAAATTGTTGGAGTACATATCATGGAACTTGTGGCAAAATCAGCAGAACAGCTTGGGGTCAAGATTGATCGGCGCCTACGGCAATTAGGTATGAGCCAAGCCGAACTTGCTAGACGTCTATCCACAACAGACGACTTGGTTCTCCAGCAATCAATAAATCGCTATGTGTCTGGTTCATCGCCTAGACCGGATACTGCTGTGCGAATCGCAGAAGCCTTGGATATTGATCTCCGCTATCTCTGCGATGAATCAATAGACCCAGCAGATTCGCCTCCAAAGTATCGCAACGGATCAATTGCCTTTGCCTCTGACGTGGATTTGATGTACGAATACGCTCGACGGTACATCAAAGTCGCCAAAGAAATTGCTACTTCCATTTCTAATTCTGAGGGAATTGACTGGCTACAAATTGCAGAAGAGTGCTTTTTGTCGGTGGCGCAGAATGCAAATAAATCTGCTCTGAACTCATTAGGCGAAACGGAAAAATCAATACTTGGTTTGCATCGTCCCGGCGGTACATTCCATAAATTCAACAATGTTTTTGCGCTTAATATCTTTTTGCAAACGAATCACTCTCGCTTGGGATTGAATGGTTTTAGCGAAGCAGCCAAGGTGGCCCCGGAAGCCATAAGAGCACAGTATCGGGAAGCTTTTATATCTTCACCGATGATGGGATGGGTTGCGATTTTTCATGCACTAAGCACTGAGTATTTCCATCTGCTAAGCGAATCTGACCGTGTGGACATAGCGGAAAAGTGTCTGCATAGAATTCGCAAAGGACAACCTCCCGCCACTGATCCAAGTCGCCCCACATTCATCGATGATCTGCTTGCTGGCTGATTATTTTGTACGAATTTAACGGGAGCGCAATAGATGGCTGACGAACAAGCAATATCCCACCGGGATGAAACTAGCCCACATCCAAGATGCCTGTCTGTGTTTGAAACATGGCATAGAGGCAAGCCGTTTACCAAGGAAATCTACGAAGGCATGAGCTGCATTGAATCAGCTGGCGGTTTGGAGTCATTTGCCGCCGAAGTGCGAGCGGAAGTAAATCGATTAATGGATGAAAGGTCGCATGGGATTTATGGCGTTCCTTTCGTGAAGGAACGGTACATAGGCACATTACTTGATGTTCTTGCAAGGCGTATTGCCCCAGATACCAAGCGATTGCATGACGAGATGTTCGACGTTGCATTCGATAGCCGTCACCTTCTGGGTGAGCATGAAAAACTCCAAGATTTGCTGCGTGAGGCAACCAAGTTGGCAGATAGTTTGACCGTATTACGGATCAATAGTTTGGTGACATTGATCAGCTCGAAGTAGTCCAGGAAACAAAGACCCACTGAAAATACAAGGACGTTATCGTTGGCAAGGAAGTCAGCAACAGCAAAACCAAAGACACGCAGCGGTCTCGGTATCGAGCTTGATCCGGCACAGCAGCGGTTTTTTCTGGATGATTCACGCGTCCAGGTGGTCTGTTGGCATCGTCAAAAAGGAAAGGACTTCACAGCAGCCGCCAAAGCAGTTTTTGATGCAATTGAATCGGGTGAAGCTTGGTACATCATCAGTCTAACGCAGCGTCAGGCTGATGAAACTTTTGACAAATGCCGATTCTGGGCTGATCGATTCAAACAGGCGATAGAGTCATTTACAAGTTCCGGCATAGAAGTTGATCCAGTGACACTCGATGAATTTCGTTTCACCGCCAGGGAGCTTCGCTTTCCGGGTGGTGGCAAAGTTGTATCGCTTCCGGGCCGGAATCCAGATACGTTAGCGGGCTTTACGGGCAATGTGATTTTCACAGAGTTTGGTCTATTTCCAGAGGGTGGCTACAAGCATTGGCGTGTCGTTTTTCCCTTGACTACAAGGGGTTTTCGTGTCGTCGTGATTTCAACGCCTCGTGGTCGCAATACTAAATTCTTTGAGTTGGCCCGTGATCGCGAAACCTACTCGGTTCATTGGTGTGACATTCATCAATCGCTCAAGGAAGGGTTCAAGCTCAAGTATGAAGACAAGCAAGTTACGCTCGAAAAATTCCGTGAGTTGTACGGTGATGAGGCTGGCTTCCGACGTGAATTTGAATTGGAATTCACAGGCGATCTCGATGCCTTGATCAAGTGGGGACAGCTTGCCACGGCGGGTGAGTTGGGGCGTGATCTGCCCTTCGATGTGATTGAGATTAGTCGCGATACGGGCTTTGGCCAATTGAAGATCGATGAGCTTGAGGAAGGCCGCTACGAAATTGGCTGGGATGTAGCCCGACGTCGTGACTTGTCAGCGGTTTGGATCAATCACGCGATGCCAGGTGGAATTCGTTCTTTGCGTAGTTTGGTCTTGATGCGTGACTGTACGTTTGAATTACAGCGGCAAGTCATTCGATCGGCTATGCGAATGAGTCGTACGGTGGGGTGTGGCGATGCGACGGGTATCGGGATGGACTCGAATGAAACGCTTCGCGGGTTGTTTGGTCCTCGTTGGGAGGGGGTTGAATTCACGTCTAAAAGCAAGGCTGAATTGGGCTCGATGCTTGCCACCACGTTTGATGAGGGAGGTCAAGCTATTCCTCCAATCGATGGGGAATTCAAATACATCGCAACGGATATCTATGCCATCCAAAAGGAGACTAGCGGCCCCTCCGAGCGATTGAAACTGGTGGAATCAGACAACCCGTTATTGCATGAATCTCACTGTGATATTGCTTATGCCGGAGCGTTGGCCTTGAAGGCAGGTACGCTCAATTCCATGAATATAGGAGCTATCCGGCTGTGAGTTTTTTCGAACGTATCAAGGCAGTGGGGATGGCATTGGTCGGCAAGTCTTTGACGATGTCGGAGCTTACCAGTTACTTCGGTAGAGGCTATTCATCGCAGCGTCCAAGTCGTTCTTATTCATCTGTGGTGGCAGTTTTTGCATGTGTCAAAGCTAGGGCGTCGGCCATCTCATCAATGTCGTTCACGCTATCGACTGGCGATGACCAGGTCATCGAATCAGGCCCATTGGTTGAGTTGATTGAAAACCCGAATCCCAATCACAATCGGCGAGCATTTTGGGAATCTACGTCATCGATTCTCGATCTGTTTGGCTGCTGCATGTGGGTGATGGATTTCGATTCAATCCATCGGCCGGTCGCTGTGGTTGCGGTGTCTCCGCTTCAGATGCGAGCGGATATTGATGACAAGACGGGTGAAATTCGCGGTTGGAAATATCGCCCGGCAGGTGTTCGGGGCGGGTATGAAATTCCTTTGCCAGTTGAGGCAGTTCACGTAATTCACGACCCTGATTTCGAGAATCCCGATGATCCAGTGTCAGGTTTATCACCACGTAAAGCCGTATCACTGGCGATCTCTCAGTACTGGAAAGCAGACCTTGCCAACGAATCGAGTTTAGACAATGGGCTTGAGCCTGGCGGCGTGTTCATGATGGATGGCGAGCCGGGCGATCGCCAGATTGACGGCTTAAGAAGAGAGCTGCGTGATCGAAGTGGCCTTGCAAATCGTCGCGTGCCGTTAATTCTGTACGGTGGGATGAAGTGGCAATCGATCGGAGCGAGTTTCAAAGACGCCGAAATGGTGCAACTCAAACGTATGAGTCGGACGGATATTTGTTCGGCTTACAACGTTCCGCCATCAGTTGTGGGCTTCTATGAAAACGATAATTATGCTCATGCTGATGCTGCGGATCGTATGTTCTGGACGAACACGATCATCCCACGGTCATGCAGACTGGCCGAGGAGTGGGATCAGGCGATCACGAGCAAATGGGAAGGTGATCGTTCGCTGCGTACGCTGGAAGCTCGCGTTCGTCAGGCAGCTCATGTGGAGTTTCTTAGCCGAGGATTCAAGCACGCCAAACGTACCGCGACGCGTCGCTCAGCCATGCTCTATTCATGGTTTGATTCAGGTGCAATTCCGGCTATTCAGAGAGCGAACCTTGAGCTTGCGGAGTCAGCGGCTAAGTGGAATTCGATCGGTATTCCGCTCAACTCCATACTCCAAGCCACGGATGCGCCTTTCGCTGAAACACCTTGGGGCGACAAGTGGTTCAAGCCAATCGGGCTGGAAGCTGTTGACGCAGACCCCTATGCCTCGATCAATGATCCAAACGGCAGCGAGCAAGAGACGTCGCTTATGTCGACCGATTCTGAGGCTTTGCTAAGGCGATCAGACGGGTCGGGGTCTAGCGTTGCCGCTGACGTGCTTCGTGGCTCAGAAGAGCTTAGAGCGGGTTTGTGGAGACAGTGGCGTAAGAGCTGGGCAGGCTTGGAGGGTACGGTTCTCAAGCGACTCGAAAAGCACTTCTGGGTATTGCGATCGCAGACACTCAAACGCGCGACTGAGTTACTTCCCAAGGTTGAAAGCAGTGGGGCGATAAAAGAGCTTCCCGATGTCACCAAGCGAGATTTGGTTATCCGGATTCTTTTCGATCTCAGCGCAGCGGACAAAAACCTCATTGCTTCGGTGAGTCCACTGCTACGCCAGGCGATTCGTCTGGGCGGTGAGCAGTCGATCGAAGAAGGTGTTGACATAAGTCAACAAGCGCCAACCAATGTTGACGTCTTCCAGCTCGAATCTCAGGGCGTAGTGGATGCAATGCTTGAGCGTGAGGTTCGGCTATCCGGAGTCAATGACACGCTCCGTCGTCGGGTTGGTCAATCGATCGCTCAGGGCATCGAGCTAAAAGAAACGGTGGACGAGATTGCTGAGCGGATTCGTGGGCAGTTCAACTTTGCCCGAACGCGTGCCTCAACGATCGCACGCACGGAAGTCGGTGCAGCGGTTGAACAGGGCAGACATCTCGGTCGCGAGCAAGCAGGGATTCCGCTCAAGTCGTGGCTTTGGTCACGCAAAGAACAAGGCCGAGCAACCCATGCCCGAGCCGAAGTTGAAACGCTTGCCAATCCCGTACCCAATGGCCAGCCTTTTCACGTTGCGGGTCACCAGTGCCAGCATCCACGCGATAGCTCGCTGCCGCCCGAGGAATCGGTTAACTGTGCCTGCACCACGATCGGCCGATTCCCCAATGACAATTTGAAGTCCGTGTTGGCCTCCTACGCCTCACGCGGTTTTCTGACTTACGACAAACTCCAGGCCCGCGACGGATCGCAGCCTAGTCGCCTGGGCAGTTCATCACCTGATCGCAAGGATGCCAATCATGCCTCAGTCGCTTGATCCTCAATTACTGCTCGATCCTATGCAACGTCATGTCGAGCCTTCGCCTGGTGCGATCGGTCATTGTCGCGCGTTTGCCAAGACCATCAACGAAGCGGAGCGGACGATTGAATTCGTTTGTTCGACAGGTGAGATTGATCGCTACGGTGAGCGTGTTTTGCCGTCAGCGTTCAAGGGATCGCTTGATAGCTTCATGCTCAATCCAGCGTTTCCTTTTGGTCACAGCTACGACCTGTCGCCTGGTGGGGAATTGCCTACCGTCGGACATTGGAAATCGGTTCGCGTGACGGATGAAGCGCTAATTGGCACGGCCTATTTCAAACCATGGGGCCTTGGCGAAACGTGTTGGCGAGACTATCTCGAAGGCAATTTGACTTCGGTCTCGGTGGCGTTTCTCACGCGAACCTGGGAGATGCGTAGCGAAGGCGAGGGCGATACTCAAAAGCGTATCCGAGTCTTCACGGATGTTGACCTGCTGGAAATCTCGTCGGTGCTGATTCCGGCAAACCCTTCAGCACGTATTCGTGCCGCTTCGGCCGAAGCATTCAATGGCCAATCAAAAGACCTTCAAGCGATGATTGATTCAGCAGTGAGCCGTTCGATCACGCGTCACTTTCAAGCACATGATTCGTCTCACGCAGGCACTGCCGCTTCCCTGACCTCGCCTATCGCTGGGCGAGGGTTTGGCGGTTCAGGCTTCTTTGCGGAGTCGTATTTCAGCGACGAGCAGGACCAACGCGACCTGCATGATGACCAGGCTGATTCCGATGAATTGGCCGAGCGTGAACTGATCGAAATCATGCGTGATGCTTTGGCTTGAACCCCAAGCGTTACTTATTACAGGGAAACTCCAATGGACCCAGAACTCAAGCAGCTCATGATTGACATGAAGCAGCGGTTCGCCGAGGCGGACATTGTCAAGAACGCGGTGGCTCAGCTCGAAGAGCAGATGAAGGGCTTACCCGCCACAATCGAAAACAAACTCAAGGCGGTACGTCAGATCACATGGGATGCCCAGGGCAACTATCGCGGTGTGTTTGATACGGAAGATGATGCACGTTGCTTCGGACTTTTTATCGCTTCGACGGTGGGCAAAGACGCTCGCGCCGGTGAGGCATTGTCAGGTGAGATGAAATCGGTTTATGAACGTGCGATGGGCGGTGCCGATTCCGCTGAAGGCTCGGGCGTAGTGCCGATTGAATACGGCCGTCGCATCCAGCGTTTGGTTGAGAGCTTCGGCGTGTATTCTGCCAATGCCTTGCGCCAATCCATGCCCAGCGATCAAATGACGTTTCAACGTCGCACCAAGGGTTTGAAAGTCTTCAAGACAGGCCAGAACAAGGATGCGACCGCAAGCGACATGGGCTTTGACACGGTGAACTTGAATGCCGACGAATGGAACGCCCTCGCCTTGTATCCCAAGGCGCTCGAAGATGATTCGGCGGGTGTTGTGGGTGAGATGGTTGCCTTGGAGATCGCCCAGGCGTTTGCCTATCAGGTTGACCACTGTGGCTTTGTCGGTGACGGCACGCCTGATGATCTCGATGTCATGGGCATTACGACGCGCTTGCTGATGCTCAATGGCGTTGATGATGGTGGTGGCCTCGTTCTTGGCTCTGGCAACCTCTGGTCTGAGTTGGTCGAAGATGACTTTCTCAAGTTGATCTCGCTGCTGCCCCAGTACCAAGGCATCGCCCCCGCGTTTTATTGTTCGAACCCTTTCTTCTGGCAGGTGATGGCACCGATTCAGATGCTCAAGGGTGGCATCAACCGTGCGGACTTTGCTCAGGGACCGACGCTTCAATTCCTGGGCTATCCGGTGCGTATCACGCAGGTGATGCCACGAGCAGCGGCTAACTCAACGATCCCCGTGCTTTTTGGAGATCTCCGACTCAGCTCGACGCACGGTTCACGCAAGGAGCTGATGATCGAAGAGTCTCGTGATGTGAAGTTCATTCAGCGTCAGGTCGCTGTCTTGGGAACTCAGCGTCATGCGATTTCCAATCACAGCCTCGGCGATGAAGAAAATGCTGGTCCGGTTGTTGGCATGGTCACGGCTGCAAGCTGACCGTCGGCTCGACTTTCTCCCACGAATACCCTTTGAACAGGAGCGCCAAAGATGGCCAATCCTTCACAAGAAAGCAAAATCATCCCGGTGATCGATCCGGGCACTCGTGTTGACAATGCTGCGTTTACTTCCAAAGTGATCGACAAGCTGAGTCTTGATGGTGCGAACTATCTCGAATTCATTGGCCACATCGGTGCGACTGATGTGGAAGCGTCTATCTGCCGCGTGATGGAATCGGATGAGCTAACCGACGCCACGACGCTTGGCGGGACGCCCACTGAAGTCGTAGACGCAACGATGAAACCGTCAGCGACGGCCGACGGGTCGGCTTTTGTGTTTGGCATTGATCTCAGTGCCAGTCGAAAGCGTTACATCCAGTTGCAGGTCACGGCTGGTGATGGCACCGATGGCACGTTCCTTTCGGCCTTGGCGATTGCCTCGCGACCGATGGAGGCCAGTAGCGAAGCAGCCAAGCGGGGTCTGCTGTTCGCTCAGTACGTCTAACCAATCCCGCTCACTCAAGCAGGCGATCTTCACGGATGGCCTGCTTATTTCAAATGAAGGACCTCTGCGATGTCGAATGATGGTGTGAGAATCAGAGTAGGCGTAGATGACCAGGCTTCCAAGCCGTTGCAGGATGTCGCACGGTCAGCGCATGAACTTGGTGAGAGTACCGAGGCTTCGAGCCAAAAGGCCAATGAGGCCAGCAGTCGGCTTACGGCGCAATACGCCGAGCAAGAAGCAGCACTTCATGAGCTTATCGAAGAGTCCGTTGACTATGAACAACGCCTGCGTGCTGGTGAGCAGCTCACGGATCAGCAGCGCGAAGCAGAAAATCAACGCCAGGATTCGATCGAGCACTTGAGCCGTGAACTCGCTCAGCAGGAAGATCGTCAGCAGGCGGTCAATCGTCGAGTCCGTCAAGCGATTGATGGGCATCGCGATTTGAGTCGCGCTAATGACGATCTTGCTGATTCAGCTGATGGTTCGGGTCGATCGATTCTCGGTCTGTCGAACAACGTCAGTTCGTTTGTGAAGGGTTTGGCAGGCACGGCCGGGGCGATTGCCCTGGTATCACAATTCCGCAAAGAAATTCAACATCTCCACGATACGCAAAAGGCCGCAGCCAGCGTGATTGTGGATGTTGCAGGTGCCAGACGTGAGTTGGCATTGAATATGTTTGGCTCAAGTGAAGAAGACTACCAACGCGCCATCACAGCTGCCCAGGACATAGCTTCAGACAGCGGGGTTGATGAAGTGCAGACCACGCTTGCGATCGGCTCAGCTTACTCTGCATCGGGAGGTGATCTTGATCGGGCCATTAGCAGGACTGATATAGCTGCCCAGCTCATGGCTCACAGTCCTTCGGATATTGCTCCGATTGCAGGCAGTATCGGTGACATCGCGGCGGTGACTGGCCTAGAGGACCAGCTCGCAGCGGGTTTGATGCTTCAAACCCAATCCATCGCTCGAACGACGAATATCGACGCCCTTGCACAGTCACTGCCCAAAGTGATCAATGCGATGCTCCAGCGTGGCTACAGCATCGAGGAATCCGCTGCGTTCTTCGGTACGGCTACCAATCTCACAGTCGATAAAGATGCTAATCAATCCTTGACGGCTTCAATTCAATTCGTAGATCAGCTTGCTGAGTTTGGCAAAGAGCAGGGCCTTGAAGAACGAGGACGTGAGCTCTTCCAACGCGTTCAATCTGATGCTGGAATGTCGGAGCAGTTCCTTGATTCAATGAGCGTTGAAGCGGCGATGAAGCCGTATTTCGAATCGATTGTGCGTATGCCCGAGGGTGATGCGGCCACGCGATTGCGTCAATCCACCAACGAATTCCCATCGATCGACATGATGGGCGGTGCGATTGATCAGCACATGGCTCGTGTCAGAGCTGAACAAGTCGAAGTAGTTGCGGAAATTGAACGCAAGATGGAGGCGACACGGAAACTCATCCAAGCGGGTGACATTCAATCCGGCATTGCGAGTGTAGTCCGTGAAGGTAGCAGCGTTTTGGAGGCAACAGGTCAGAGTGATCTTGGTACGAAGCTCCAGGAACTGGAAGCTGAAATCCTGACCAACTTTGGCCGCGACGATCCTCTGTCGCACTTCATCGGCAAGATTGATAAAAGGGCCGAGGACCTTCACAGCGGCAAGCATTCACTTGGCAGGATTGCTCCCGCTACCGAGGTTCCTCGTATCGATCTGCAAAGGGCGGATCAGCTGAGGGACTTGGCCGCTTCCTTGCGTCAAGCCAATGAAGATTTGATCGCTGCACAAGAGCAGTCATATGAAACCAACGTTCAACGCGACATTGAGGAACTTGCTTACTTCACAGTGAGGCATGCTGGTGGATCGTTCGACCGTCAAAAGGGAGAAGTCCGCTACCAACAAGCCAATACAGGTCGCACTATCACAATGGAGCCTGAGCAGTTTGTGCGAGAGAACTTCGATGCGATGATGATGAAACTGAGACAGACCAACGGGGTCTACCTCGACAACATCAACGATCGCACAAAGAATGCGATCAAGGAACTCGAAAGGCGTATCGACGAAGATGAGCCGGTGCAGCCTTTTGTGCCTGTAGATTCTTCCAGCAATCCAGCACTACCAAGTCAGTCGTCGATGATTGATGCGGTCCCGCCTGTAGCTCCAGTCTCCTTGACGCCTGATGAGTCCAATTCAGACGGTCAGATTAGTTCGATTCCTACCGTTGCCCCTGTTGAACTTTCTGAAGATGGGCAAGCTGTGCCGATTCCTGCTGCCGCTGGAAACACCCAGCAGGTCACGATCATCCACGAAACCCACCACCACCATCACAAGGACAACTACGGCCTGCAGATCAACAGCCATCGCAACCCGTTCATCGACGACCTTTACCCCGACAAGATCGAAGCTTGATCCATATTCAATACTTCGGCCCGTCAAAGGGCTATTGATAGTCGTTTGAACGACTGTCGACAACCAACATTTTGTGAGATGACTACGATGTCAGATGGTTATCTTCTAACCATTGGCTTCATCTTAAATGGTGTCAGAGAATCTTAAATCGATCGCGAGTCCACATCGCATGCCAACTGGACCAAAGCATGCTTGGGAACGCGTCGGAATCGACTCTGA